TAAAGAGGTATAGGCCTCAAGAAAGGATAAATGTTTCACGTGAAACATAGGTTAAAAATTATGACACAATTAGAAAATTTGAAAGTTGGTTTAGCAAGTGCAAAGTCTATTTGTTTAGATGAAATGAGCGAAGCTAGTAACATTGAAAGCGTTAAAATATCTTATTTTAAATTCTACGGGGCTACTCTTGCACTACGTACAGTTGACGCACAGCATTATAGCGATATTAATAAATATGCAATGGAGTGTATAAGAGAGGTTATAGATTTTGTTGAAAATAAATATGGTAGTGACGGTTTAGAGTATGTTATTACGGAATAAAATAAACTAGCCCTGATGAGTCTTTGAAAATTAAGACGAAACAAACCTAAAAGGCTTGTCGGCTAGAATGCCATAGGAGGACTATATATGTTAAAATCTAACAGTAAACAAGCGACTGAAAGGATTAGGGACTATGTTTGTGACCATGTCAATTTTGACTATGACACAGTAAATGAAAAATATTACTACGTTATTGACTTAGAAAAAAGACACGAAAACGGTGAAAATATGGATATGTTTTCAGTATATGCAAACGCTATTTTTACAATCATGTTTGAAGAAGTTATTGAAAATGATAAAAGAAGATTATCGTTCCAGGAATACTTTGAACACTGGTGTGAGGGTTTGCCATCTTGTTTTGATACTGGTTATTATGTGAACAGAAGTGCGGTCGATATTTTAGAGCAAACAGCACTTCAACGTTCAAAATATACAGAGTCACAAGCTGAGGAAATGCTAACACGCTTGATTTTTAGAGAAATTTATAAAGTGGCAAGCAAACGCTAATAATTATATTATAGAATAGTTAGTTCATTCTAACTATTCTATATAAATTCAACTTAAAATAAGTGAAAATAGTTATTGAAATTAGGTATAAAATTTGGTATAATTAAGACAAGAAAAGAGGTACAGAAAAATGCTAGAACAAATCAATATTATAGAACGCTACGACGAAACACCTAAGAACAGGGGACAAATGTCCTTGTTCTTGGAGGAAATGCGGAACGTACTAGACGAACTTGAAAAAGAAGAAGGCATTACTGTTGATAATGAGTATGCCCTATGTGAGTGGGATTATGTCCTTGAAGAAATATATAAAAAACACAGAGATTTAGTATATGATGATGTATTGTTTAATGCTATTGGATTATGTCACGTGTTACGCAAAAGAAGTGCAGTTGAAGGATTAAAAAATGAGTCTTATTATGAATAAACAAGTGGATGTATTGTATGATGAATTTGTTGATAGTATAGCACCAGAAGCTATACTATCAAAACTAAAGAAAAGCGAGTTGATAGAGTTGCTGATGTACGCTCATGAGGATTTACAACGATTAGAGTCATACGGTAAGTTAGAATTTGAAAATGAAATATTACATGACCAGGTTGAAAATCAAAATGGATATATAAACGTAGACCAGGTGCTACAATGGATAGAAGTTAGAACAAATGACATTATCATTGAATTATTACCGAAACTTTTAGAACAATATACTAGAGAAATGAATCAGGCAAAACAGATGCAAGACAAGAAAATGTACGCATAGGAGGACTAGAAAATGAATAGAACAATTGAAATTAATGAAACTTTGTTTGTATTGGATTTTCTTGAAAAAGACATAGATGCAGAATATGTAAAATGGCATAATTTCACAATGACTAATATGTTTAATGCAAACGACTTTTATATCGTTCAGATAGTCCAAGAAAAAGACTGTGAACCACGTTTCTATGTTGAGTACTTTGAAATAGATTCTAATGGATGTAACTTAGGTGAATGGGTGTATATCGACGAGTATTTCAGTCAAGAAAACGCAAGAAAGTTAAAAGAGCTGCTAATTGATTTAAGCGACAGAGAGCTACGTGGTGAATTTGAAGAAGAAAAAGTTTTTCGGAAGAGACAGATTAGGAAGAAGGTGATGAAAGATGCTTAACAACTATCCAACTTCTAATAGTTATATGATTCATATTGCTGATGAAATGAAACAGGTATTTGAAGGAACGAGTGACAAAGAAATTAAGGCATATATCATAGATGATATATACCTTAATAAAGTACATACATGGAAATGGACAGACGAAGAACTAGCCTATTTAAATGCCGTGTATGATCGTTATATGAAGGAGCTTTTATCATGATACGATATAACAAATTTGTTAAATATCATGGTCAAATGGTCACATTGAAACGTATCAGTTTGAATGATGCACGCTTTTTCTTTGGTATTGGATATGATATTTTTATCGTCAAGGACTTGACTGAATTTGATAAGAAGACAGAATTACGGCTTTTATTTTGTGCAAATAAAAATCAAGGTATCAAGAATTTTGATGATGTTTGCAAAGTGTTCAGGAGTCATTACAAAGTAAAAAAATCTAAAACATTATTATATTTTCTACTTGAATAAAGTAGAAAAATATGATAGTATTTAGGTACAAAAGAAAGGAGTTAAAATGAAATTTGAATATGTAGCATTGTTTCTATTTGGCATTTATTTATTATATTATTTAATAGCTGTATACAATGGAGTTGCAAAAATGAAGGACAAGAAATCATGGTATTTAGTGAATGAATCTGTATTAAAAATATTAATTGTGACGGCTATGTTTCTAGGTATTCTGTTTATGTTGCAGACGTACAGAGTGGATTATTACAGAAAAGAGGTACAGTATTATGAAAGCAAAAAATAATTTAGAATTATTTAAAAATGAAATCATGTATGAATTTAAGCATCATCCTGGAAGAGATTTGTGGGTTGTTATGAGTGACATATATCATAGAGAGACTGGCAATAAATTATGTGTGTATCCAGAAATGCTAGACTGGTTTGCAGATGTTCCACGTGAAACATTAGAATTAGATGAATTTTCGTACCATCTTATTAATGAATATTATTCTGTATTGTTAGAAGAAGCTATTATTGATGTCGATAAGAAACAAATTGAGTGGTACACTATGTTTAAAACATTAATTAAAATGAATATTATTCCTTCAAGATATTCTCAAATGCCTTTAGGCGAATTTATGAAGATTATCCGATTAAAGGAGGACAATAAGAAATGAAAGTATATTTTTTCAGACTCAAAGGAAGTCCAAAAGTTGAAGGTGCTTCCTTATATCCGAATGAAGTTTATCGAATGATGGAAGGAAAGCCATACAATGATATAAGAATGTTCACAGCATCCATCAGCCCATGCGTATACGGTTTATTTAAAATGGCAAGAAGTCAAGGCAAAACGCAGGACGACAACTTCTGGATGGCTCGTTATATTGAAGAAAATGAAGGGGTACTGGTGAACAAGATTCGTAAACCGAACATTCATTTCTTGAGAAGTTTCTGGAGGGGAGGTATTTAAAATGTCGGTATTATACAACAAGATTCAAAGAACAATCAATACAACGATTGTGACTGTATTGGTTTTTGATGATGAGACAAACAAGACTCGCGAAGTATCTACCGTATTCAACAACAAGTTGAAAGCGGATAAGGTTATGTCAGAGTTCAGCAAGCAAGGTTACAAACCTATCAAGGTATTATCTCTATCTTATGGTAAAGAATACTATGAAATGGAGTTAGATACATTTATTAAATATGCACGTAAAGTAGAAATGTAAAAGGAGGACAAGCATATGATGAACAAATTATTTATTGAAGGAAGATTGACAAATGACCCTTATGTAAACGATAAAGGAACTGTAGTAATGTTTACACTGGCACAGGACACTGGTTACAAGGATAAGAAAGGTAACAAGATTACAAACTTTGTAAGCTTAAAAGCCTTTAGAGAAGGGCTAGTCAAGGCCATTGGTGATTATTGCTTAAAAGGGGATTTAATTTCAGTAGAAGCCCATGCAACAACTGAAAATAACAATGGGGATTATTCAACAGAATTGATTGTTGACAGTATGCACTTCTTAACAAAATATGAGCAGAAGGAAGAAGAACCTAAGCCAAAAAGAAGAAGATAAATTACAAAAAGGGATAGAGTTCTATCCCTTTAATTGTAGTATAATAGAAGTACGATAAAGCTAGGAGGTAAGCCTATGGCTATTAAAAGAAAGACGATAAATATAAAGAAAGTAAAGCTGATTAAGCCAACATACACAAATCCAACACCTCAAAAGATTGTATCATTTTTTACAGAACCAGTTCATATACCCGTTGAAGAAATAAAGGTCAAAAAGAAAAGAAGCAACCTCCCATCACAGAAGGTTAAGAAAGCAAAGCAAGCAAAGTCAGTTCATAAAGGCCCTTTGATTCTGACAAAGAAAAGCATTCAGAAACTGAAACCAAAGGAGAAACAAAAGAAGATACGTAGCAGCAAAAAAAGAAAATCAAGTAAAATAGCAAGGCCTAATTTTCCTTTAGGTACAAAGCCAGTACAAACACCCATTATCACACAAGCGGATAACATTGATTTTTCAGATGAGTATCTTGACTGGTCGAGTACTAAACAGAGTGCAATTGATAGATTATACAGTGCATTGCATTCAATGGCAGAAGAAAACCCAGACTCAAGTTCTAAGGAGCTTGCTCATATGGGTGCTGATTATGCAGTCAACTATTTAAAAGATACATTTATTGATTATGATGAAGATACACTGGCAGAGTTTTTATTGTCTTATCCTTTGGCAGATTTCTTTGACAGTTATGTGCTGTTCTATGGTGGACTTGGATTAGTAACAGGAGATACAAGTCAGTTGTATAAACTAGAAGACCCATTGTATAGATATGCAGATAATCTAAGCTACAGTTATAAAAAAGATTTAGCGAACAGTGACAGAGTGGACGATATTTAGGTATGGCTAGAAAAAGAAAGAAGAAAATACTTGTCGGAGACTTTGAGACCACTGTATATAAAGGCCAGAAGGATACGCAAGTGTGGGCCAGTGCAGTCGTAGAACTGTATACTGAAGATGCAAAAGTTTTCGGATCCATAGAAGCTACATGGGAATATCTGTTGAGTTTGAAATCAGATATTCTCATCTACTATCATAATCTTGGATTTGATGGTACATTCTGGCTATGCTATTTGTTAGGCAAACTGAAATTGAAGCAGGCCTATGAGGATTTGTCTACAATGGATGAGTACAAAGTTAAATGGATTCCAAACGAGGATATGCCAGATGGAAGTATAAAGTACAGTATTTCAAACATGGGTAAGTACTATTCTATAACTTGTTTTGTGAAAGATCATTACATTGAGTTTAGAGACAGTCTAAAACTTCTTCCTTTCTCTGTTGCGGAAATTGGAAAAGCATTCAAGACAAAGCACCAGAAACTGGAAATGGAATACGAAGGGTTTAGATATCCTAACTGTTATATCTCAGATGAAGAAAAGGAATATATCAAGAATGATGTTTACGTAGTCAAGGAAGCACTTGAATTTATGTTTGAACAGAAACACGATTCCATGACGATTGGTATGTGCTGTATGAAAGAGTTCAAGCATACGTATGACAAGTGGACCTACGAAGAAATGTTCCCAGACTTGAAAGCGATAGAACTGGATGAAGACAAGTTTGGGTCAAAGGATGTAGATGAATATATACGAAGGTCCTATCGAGGTGGCTGGTGCTACGTTGTTAAGGGTTGCGAAAACAGAATATTTAAAAAAGGATGTGTATGTGATGTAAACAGTTTGTACCCTTCCGTTATGCACTCCTCATCTGGAAACGCATACCCTATTGGATACCCTTTGTTCTGGAAAGGAAACTTCATTCACCCAGAAGCACTAAGGGACAATATGTATTATTTCGTGCGTGTGAAAACAAGATTCAAGTTGAAAAAAGGTATGTTACCATTTATACAAATAAAGAACAGTGGAATGTACAAGTCAAATGAGTATCTGGAAACGAGCGATTTTAAAATAAACGGCAAGTATTATAAAGGATATATTGATAAGGATGGAAACAAGGTAGATGCAAGGCCTACCCTTACATTGACCATGACGGATTATGCACTGTTTAGAAAACACTATGATGTAAAGGACTTTGAAATTCTGGATGGCTGTTACTTTGAATCCAGAGTGGGTATCTTTGATGATTATATCAACCCTTGGCGAGACTTGAAAATGAAGTCTACTGGAGCCATACGACAACTGGCTAAACTTTTCTTAAATAACCTTTACGGAAAAATGGCTACAAATTCATGCTCAAGCTTTAAGGTTGTCAATATCATTGACGGCAAGATTGACTATGACTTGGTGATTGAGTTTGAAAAGAAGACTGGGTACATTGCCTGCGGTAGTGCAATTACAAGCTATGCCAAGAACTTTACTATCACAAATGCTCAGAACAACTTTACTGGAAGTGTGAATCCAAAGTTTGTGTATGCAGACACAGACAGTATCCACTGCATGTGTTCTCGTGAAGAACTTGTTGATGTTAGAATCCATCCAACAGACTTCAACGCATGGAAGTGTGAAAGTTATTTTGACGAAGCCATTTATGTTCGACAGAAAACATATATTGAACATATTACACATGAGGATGAAGTACCTTGTGAATCTCATTATGATATCAAGTGTGCTGGCATGGGGAAGAGGTGTAAGGAACTGATGAATATATCTTTAAGTGGTGGGGAAGTGCCTGCGGATGCAGATGAAAAAGAAAAAGAGTTCTTAAAGACAAAGAGAACTTTAAAGGACTTCAAAGTGGGATTGAAAGTTCCAAGCAATTTAAAGCCGCACCGCATTGAGGGTGGTATTCTGTTAGAAAAATTTGACTATGTTATGAGATAATGCTATACTATAAGTGTGTTAATTGTAGCTTTAGCACTCATATACTCTTTCTTTAAAAATCGTACTGTAAGGCCCAGTGTTCCACGTGAAACATTGGGTCTTACACATTATGGTATTGCCAGACGTACTCATTCATGAGGTGAAATTGTGGGTCTCTTCACTTGGAAAACAGTGCCGCACACCTAGTCGAAGTAAGATATCGCATGGTCTTGAGTTGTCTGTAACAATATAAAAGGTACTCTTATGAGTACCTTTTTATTTTATCCATAGGACAATGCAGTCATTAAGCATTCCTTACAGTTCAAATCTTTGAAACGGAACAGTCCGCAGTCGTACATAGTTCTAAGCTTTTGAATAATGAACGTGTTGCTTCTAAGAAGCCGATAATTTATCTGATGGTCTGAGTTTGTCACTGCCAGTTTGAATGGGGAAGTCTTGTCATAAGAAGTGGAGCAATAGTAATATCCTTCTTCCATATAATCAAATATACCATAGTTTACATTATTGAATTTCAATGTACAAACATATGTACACTTGCCCCTTGGCTTATCGACAAAGGATTTATCATCACGAAGATATATACCTTCACTCGAATATTCTACATAGGCATTGTTTGAAAAAGCTTGATTGAATCCAGATTCTTTTTGGCATTCACTTGCACTTTCATTGAATCCTTGCTCGAGTACCCACCCTACACCACGAAGGAATTTCGTATTCCATTGCAGTCGCTTTATTAAAGAGTATTGAGTACCACTTCCAAGTGCCAGATAATATGGATTCAGTAATGTGACTGGGTTGGAAATCATATAGACTGGAACATATCGTACCTGCTTACCACCACCACGTGCCACAGAAGTATGGATAGAAATGAATTTTGTTATTTCATCTGGGGCATACTTGTTAGTCTCAGACTGAAACTCATCGAAGATAATACAAGTTGCATCAGCTAGGAAATGAGAATACTTCTTTACTTGGTCCGCCTTGTTCAATGCGATAGCATAGCCACAAGACTTCTTTTCGGTCTGTTCACCTTGATAGACCATTAATTCGTAAATAGTTCCACCAGCACGCTTTTCCGTAAACATAGAACAGTTAGGGAAGAACAGTTCTCGTATTTCCTTAAAGAACCTATCGCCTATATTAGGAAGTTCGTAGTCAAAACGTGTAAGGATGATGAACTTTTCTTTTTTCTTTAACCATTTTTTAAATGCGTACCGATTGAAGTATGTTGTTTTTCCAGCCGAACGATTGGAAGTACATATGAATATTTCTGGGGTATTCCCATTGATATCTTTCATACCCATGAGTTTTGTTCCATCATAGAATTTATTTTCACTCATAAATTTCACTACCTTTCTACTATAATTATACCATACTTTTATGTTATAATAATGGTATAAAGTGAGGAGGTGTAGTCATGGTGCTGATTGGTATTGCTATGATTTTTAATGGTATGGATTTAGTGACTGGAATTCTGGGAGCCGTTCGTGATGGTGAAAAGTTACAGTCAAGTAAATTAAGGGATGGATTATTCAAGAAAGTAGGATTCGTCTGCTGCTACGCATTAGGAGTTGCGATAAACTATGCAGAAATATACTTTGAGTTACCATTCGCAAAAGACTTGTTGCCTATTATTTGTGGATATGCAATCATTACAGAAGTAGTAAGTATTTGTGAAAATATTTCAAAAATAAATCCAGATATCTTGCCAGATAGAATCAAGACATTGATTGGATATAAGGAGGACAAATAATGTTTTATAAAAGAACGAATATTCAAGGACTTATGGATTCAGAATGGATGTCGTATGCTTTACAACGTGTTGGAGTTGATATGCCAAACTGTTTTACATATGCAACGGCCAGACTTTCTGAGATTCTAGGAGAAGTAATTCCATTGGATGGATATACACGTGTACATGGTGCTCAGGACTTATGGAGTACACACAATACCAGATTGAAGCAGAGCAAATACGCAAGCAAAGGTGCTTTAATGATTTGGTCCTATGGCGAGTATGGTCATGTGGCAGTATGCGAAGATATCATTGATACGTATACAGTTGCATGGTCTCAGTCAAACTATGGTGGAAATCTATTTGACTATATAGAAGGAAATCCAAATGGATATTGTGGAATGAATTTCCTAGGGTATCTAGTGCCAGATGTGGTACTGGATGAAGAACCAGTCAATTCCGTATTCAATATGAAGGATGTTATTCTTGAAAATGGTACGGCTAAATTTCTTGTCGATTGTGTAAACGTAAGAAAACAGAACCCAGTATGTGGTCGAGTTGTGGCCCAGTACAACAAAGGAAATATAGTACATTACTGGGGCAAATGGGTTGGCAATGGCCATAGATATGTATGCTATACTGGTGCAAGTGGCAACACAAACTTTGTGGCCGTAAGTGGAAGTGAGATTTATGGAAAAGAAAAGTGGGCAGAAATTGTGTAGCTTTTCTTCCATATATCAAATGAAAGAAGAAAAAGATATACCATACAGTCTACCAAACGGCATGAGCAAAGAATGGTATATAGAATATTATACTGTTGCTTGCAACATATTGAGGAAAACAAACAAAGAAAGATATGATGTCTGTTTTAATAAATTAATGGAGTTATGCAATGAAACCAAATGAGAAGCTAAGTTATAAAGGGTACCAAGTATGCTTGTTTCCTATGGAAACAATGTATATCACACAATGGTCAAGTCCAGACTCAGATTCACACTGCTGCGGGCATCCATTTGACTGCGCAGTTGGAGGTCAAACAGATGTTCCTTTGTATGCCCCTTGTGACTGCCATTTAATAAATGCAGGCAGTGCTCAAAATGGAAATACACGTATCTATACTTCAGATAAAAAGGTATGGACACCAAGTGGGTTACGGCAAGTCACATTCAGTTTTACACATGATAACAGCCCACCAACTAAAACTACTTTCAAACAAGGTGAATTAATAGCTCATACTGGTGTTGCTGGTATGGTTACTGGGGACCATTCGCATATTGACCAGACATTTACAGTGAACGGAACTTTAATATCCCATGGTATTACGTGTCGTTTTGGAAACGAATGTTACGCATTGAATGGCTCAGTTCTTCCTACATTGTTCTGGTATGTGAATGATACAGTCATAGCCAATGACATGGGTCATAAATTTTCAACATTCAAAAAAGGACAGCCAAGCTATGACACACTGGAATGGGTCATTACAAACTCAAGTCTGACCGAACCATCAAGACCTTTGACAGAGGAAGAAATGAAAAACAATGCCAAGTGTTTCTATGGAACTATGAATATTCTATATGGATGGACATTAAATGCGTGTTGTGGAGTTCTTGGAAATATGCAAAGTGAAAGTACTATATCACCTTGCCGTTGGCAGAACGATACGCCATATGGTACACCTACGGGAAGTCAAGGGTATGGTCTGGTTCAGTGGACACCATATACGAAAGTATTGGACTGGTTACGTGAGAATGGATTTACCATAGATAATTTTGGCTATGGTGAGTGTGCAAGAATGAACTATGAAGTAGCTACCAACACGCAGTGGATAGCGACAAGTGCGTATCCAGAAAGCTTCAAGGAGTTTACACAAAGTAAAGGAAATCCTTATGACTTGGCTATTGAGTTTCTGGCCAATTATGAAAGACCAGCAGACCCAAACCAACCTATAAGAGGAACGCAGGCCGAACAGTGGTATCAATATTTAAAGGGCTGGAAACCAATGCTTCCAGGCAGTGGTGATATAGAACCAGAAAAGAAAAAATCAAAATGGATATTCTATATGGGCAGACCATTTTAGAATAAGGAGGAAAAGAAAATGGCAAAACTAAGTAAAGAAGATTTAATTAAAAAAGTAAATGAAATGTTTGGAGAAGATGCTACAGATGAACAAATTTCATTATTGGAAGATATTTCAGACTCAATGGGAGATTCTAGTAATGATGATTTGGAGACTACAAAACAAGCATTAACAAAAGCTCAGACAGATTTAAAGGAATTTAAACAGAAATACCGTGAAAGATTCTTGGGTGGTGTGGATAATAACCCTTCGCCTAAAGATGTTCATGATGAACTAAAGGAAGACGGAGAAACAGAAGATAAGAAATTATCTTATAATGATTTATTTAAAACTGAGTAGAAATATGCTATAATAGTAATATAAAGATTACCAACATTAGATTGGTAGGAAAGGAGATTTTTATGGCAGTAAAACCAACGAAAAAAGAGTTGAATGCCAAAACCCCAGATATTCTGAATACAGTTCGTGAAAGCATTGGTGGTGATTTTCAAGAAGGAACACCACGAGTTTTAAGTGCTGGTGAGGAAATGGCAGATGGAGTTATGGCTACAAGTGACGATTCATTAATGAGTATTCGTGCTTTTGGTCAGGCTATTATGACAAACGTAGGTTGGCAGAACGCATTCCTAAGTGAATTATTGAATAGAATTGGTTTAGTAATTATTTCTTCTAAGTCATACCAGAATCCTTGGGCCAACTTGAAACGTGGCCGTTTGGAATATGGTGAAGTGATTGAAGATATCTTTATCAATATTTGTGAACCTTTCAGTTATAACCCAGAACTGGCAGAAACACAAGTTGAAAAACGTGTGAAACCAGATGTGGAAGCCATGTTGTATCGTATCAACTCGCAGATTTTCTATAAACAGACGATTGAGCAAGTGACTTTACGACAGGCATTTACTTCAAGTACTGGAGTTGTAAACTTGATTACGGGTATCATTGATGCCATGTATACGGCTATGGAGTATGATGAACGTTTAGCCATGAAGTACATTTTAGTTCAAAGACTTTTGAATGGTACAATGTATAAACAAATCATTCCTTCAAAGGCTACAAGTGAGCAGTTGATTACAGCTGTTAAGACAGTTTCTAACTTGTTGATGACACCTTCACGAAAATACAACAGTGCAGGCGTATTAAACTACGCATTAAAAAATGACCAGTATGTATTTGTAACAAGTGCATTTGATGCTCAATCTGGAGTTGAAGTTTTAGCAAAAGCATTTAATGTGGATTATGTACAATTCAGTGGCCGTTATATTGTATTGGATGATTTCTCATTTACACCAGATGAGTTGGCTCGATTGGATATCATCTTTGCAGATGAACCAAGTTATATCAGACCAACTGCACGAGAGTTGGCTAAGTTAAAGGAAGTACCATTAGTTACAGTTGATAAAGACTTCTTTATGGTATACGATGTGGAACAGTATTTCGATATGAGACGAAACCAGCAAGGTTTATATGAGAACAACTTCCTACATGTATGGAAAGTATATGCGAGTGGATACTTTGCAAATGCTGTTATGTATGTCGAAACAGAACCTACAGTAACAAACGTTGCAGTTGCACCAAGGGAAGCGACAATGCCAAAAGGTTCAAGCTTAACTATGAAAGCGACTGTTACAGCTTCTGACTTTGCCGACAAAACCGTACACTGGGTAGTAACTGGTGGCGGAACTGATGTAACAATCAACGAGAAAACGGGTGTTCTTACTATTGGCAATAACGCCACGGCTCAAGCATACACTGTTAAGGCAGTATCAAATGGAGACCCAGAAAAAACTGGTTCAGCGACTATTACAGTGGCATAGTATATAGAAAGGTGGGTGGTCCCACCTTTTATTTTTAAGGAGGTAAATATATGGCTTATGTTGTACCAAACAGTACAGTTGTACTTTTAAAGAATATTTCACTGACACCTACATATGAAAATACAGTGGATTATAAGAATGCTACGGACCAGTATAATGATATGTACGCTCATAAATTAGGACAATGGGACAGATGTACGTATGTTGGAAAAAACAAGCAACAAGGAACTATCCGACTAGAATCAACGCAAGGCTTGCTTATGCAGCAAGCAACCTATATGATGTTCAAGAATACTAGTTACGAAGATAAATGGTTCTATGCTTTCGTAACAGATGTGACATGGGTTAACAATGTTACATGGGAAGTTTCCTTCATTCTGGATGTGATGCAGACTTACTATTTTGATTTTACGTATTCACAATGCTTGATTGAAAGGCAACACGTTGAGGATGATAGTATTGGAGCTAATTTGATTGAAGAAAATCTTGAAATTGGAGAATATGTGTATGAAGGTGGTGTAGGTATTCGAGAGTTTCAACAAACACACACTTGTGTAGCTACGACACTGTCACAAGATGGGTATGAATGGGACCCAGAAAAACAAGAAGACCAAAATCCAACAACTGTTATTAATGGTGTTAATTATGGATGTAAGATATATAAATTTCTTAATAAAGATAAGTTTGGAAGGTTTATTAGAAATGCTAATGAAGGTGGTGTGACAGACCAAATAATTGATATTTATGAAGTACCAGATTTTACAACTGGTGATGAAGTATCATCTACAGGAAGTGTTGAAATTAAAGACACTCATAGTATCAAGAAAACAATTTCAAAACCTTATTCAAAAATAGCTAATACATATATACCAAAAAATAATAAATTATTTACATATCCATATAAATATTTAAAAGCTACTAATCATGCTGGAAATATAGCTAATTATAGATATGAAAACTTTTTATCAAACGACTGTGTTTTTGATGTGCATTGTACTATCACACCAAATCCAGAAGGGTATGTTTTCCCACGTGAATATTTACATGATGCTGAGTATATTGATGAGGGGCTTTCTATCAATGATTTCCCTAAAGGTGGTTATGTCTCTGACCAATATAAAGCTTGGCTTGCCCAGACGGCTAACTCAAGAACTTTACAAATGCTTGGTATTGGCGCTTCCGCCGTTGTAGGTGTTGCTGGCCTTATGACTGGTGCTGGAGGTATGATGCTTGCTAGTGCAACATCTATGACGAGCGCACAAGCTACTGCTTTCGGTGTTGGAGCTGCTGGGCTTGCTTCTAGTTTTAAACAAGCTTCTAATATGTATGCACAAAAGAAAGATAGAATGGTTAATTCGCAACAAGCGACTGGCAACAAATCAAATTCAGTAGTTCATGAAATGGGATATCACTATATCGCTTTATATAGTATGTGTATCAAACCATATTTTGCTAAAAGAATTGACGATTATTTTACTAAATATGGATATGCTATTAATGAACTAGGGACACCAAATCCAAAAGCTAGACCTCATTTCACTTTCATAAAAACAGTTGGATGTAATGTGAAAGCAAGTTTGCCAGCTCAGTTAGTTGAACAGATAAATTCTATTCATGACAATGGTATCACTTTCTGGAAAAATCTTGACTCGATTGGAGATT